ACCACCGACCAAAGCAGAAGGGAAAGCACCCGGCCAGGCGGCAAATTATACAGCCTGGATAAATGAATTATATCACAAGCAGACAGAAAAGGAAAAGGCGTACTTCATAAAAAGGGGCGTACCCAATGAGCTTATAGACAAATATAAGCTATGTATAGCCGACATGGAGGACGGGAAGCGGGCAATATTGCCAGTATGGGCCAACGGTGAAGTAGTATTTTATACGGCCAGGGCTTTAATGAAAGACCAAGAGCCAAAATATAAGAACGCACGGGGAGCGGCCCCACTATTCAATATTGAGTACATAAAGACAGCGGCAAAGGGCGAAACCATAGTAATAACAGAGGGCATATTTGACGCTTTAAGCATAGAGGCAGAGGGCTACAAGGCCATAGCATTAGGAGGAACACAGCACGCCGGGAAGCTCATAAAGGCCATTGAGGAAAACCCGGAGGCAAAGGGCATTATCTTCTTAACCGCCTTTGATAATGACGAGGCAGGCAAAGAGGCAACCCATAAGATGGGATTTAAGGCCCTGGATATACCGGCAGAATATAAGGACGTTAACGAATGGCACAGAGCAGAGCCGGGGGCCATAAAGAAAACCATAGAAGAGCAGATAAAAAACGCCACCAGGCCGGACGCAGTAAGCGAATATTTGAATAAAGCCTTTGTAACAGATATTGAGAAATTTAAGACCTACAAAGATAAAAAGACCGGTTTTTACAACCTGGATAAAGAAATGGGCGGGTTATATGCGGGCCTTTATGTAGTAGGCGGCATTTCATCAGTAGGGAAAACAACTTTTATTCATCAGTTAGGCGACCAATTAGCAGAGCAGGGCGACCATATAATATATTTCAGCCTGGAACAAAGCAAGCTTGAACTGGTAAGCAAGAGCCTTGCAAGATTAACCGCAAAGATGGACTATAACAACGCAGTAACAGGAATAAGCATAAGAAGCGGTTATATTCCTTCACAGGTAATAAAGGCGGCGGAGGCATACGAGAAAATAGCCGAAAGGGTTAATATAGTTGAAGGTAACTTTAATACCACCACAGACAGCATAAGAAGCTATATAGACCGATATATAAGCCTTAACAATGTTAAGCCCATAGTAATTATTGATTATTTGCAGATTATACCCGGAGATATGAAATTAGGGGATAAGCAGAGAGTAGACAACACAGTAACAGAGCTTAAGAGAATAAGCAGGGACTTTGATATTACCTTATTTGTTATATCGAGCTTGAACCGGGGAAACTATTTGGCCCCTATTGACTTTGAGAGCTTTAAGGAAAGCGGCGGTATAGAGTACACGGCGGACGTTATTTGGGGCCTACAATTACAGGCTATAAATGATGAAATATTCAACAAGGAAGGCAAAATAAAAGAGAAAAGGGAGAAGATAAAACAAGCGAAGGCAGCGGATCCACGCAAGATTGAATTAGTATGCTTAAAAAACAGGAATGGAAAGCCTTCTTTTAGTTGCGGCTTTGATTATTACCCCAAGTTTGATTTATTTTCTCCAGAACCGTTTTAAGGGGTGATACTATGGCATTGGAGGCATTAAAGGCTTATGCAGAGGCCCAAAAGCAACAAAGCAATAGTAAGCCAAAGCAGACCAACCCGGAACCAGTAAACAAGGTATTAACGGCCCAGATGGAGCGGGAAAAACAGAGCTGGGAGCTTTATAAAAAGATGGCCGACAATATAAGGCTATCGGAAAGCTTAAGATGTAAAATAAATAAGGACGTAAAAGCCGGGGCCGAAATATTCAGCATTTTAATAGACTGTATAAAGTGTATTAGCTTAATGACCGGCGACACGGTATTTTATGAACAGAATATAAAAGCATTGAAGGAGCGGGAGCAATAAAAGCCCCGCTTTTTTAATGTATACCAAGTAAACATAGTAATATTAGTAAACACCATAAACAATAAATAAACTTGCAATAAACATTAAATTATGATATTATAAACATGATGGATATTCCATAGTTTGGAGTGATAAAATGGCTTTTTTAGATAAATTATTAAACCGTAAAAAAGAACCGGCCAAGGCGGAGCGGGTAGAAGTAATGAGCGGCAGCCCTGCAATATTTACCCCTTTTAGCGGGGACGCATACGAAAGCGATATTTATAGGGCAGCAGTTGACGCAATAGCCAGGAACGCCGCCAAGTTAAGAGGAACCCATGTTATTATCCTGGAACAGCAGCGCAGGCCCGGCGACAATTACCTAAACCGCATATTACAAGTAAGGCCCAACCCGTATATGACCGCATATGATTTGCTTTATAAGCTTGTAACCCATTATTACCTTTACAATAATGCCTTTGCATATCTTCAAAAGGACGAAAAGGGATATTTACAGGCTATATGGCCCTTAAGGCCTATAAGCATGGAATATATAACAGACCCAACCGAGCAATTATATTGCAAATTCATATTTAAGGGAGGGTACACGGTAATATTACCGTTTTCAGAAGTTTTCACGGTTAGAAGGTTTTTCAATTCCAATGACCTTTTAGGAGATACCAACACGGCCATATTACCAACCCTGGATTTGGCCCATACCCAAAATGAGGGCATGGAAAACGCAATAAAAGCCAATGCAACCATAAGGGGTATATTGAAATATAACCAGGTATTGGCCCCGGAAAAGCTCAAAGCAGAGAAAGAGGCTTTTATAAATGATTATTTGACCGTAACCAATAGCGGAGGCATAGCGGCCCTGGACAGCAAAGCGGAATACATACCATTAGAAGTGAAGCCCACGGCCATAGACGAGAAGCAATTAGAAGCGGTTAAAAAGAAGATATACGAGTATTTGGGAATAAGCGAAAAGATAGTAAATAGCACCTATACGGAAGATGAATGGGCGGCCTTCTATGAAAGCGTAATTGAGCCTTTAGCCGTTCAATTCTCATTAGAATTTACAGACAAGATATTTACCCAGAGAGAGCAGGCATTTGGAAACTCAATCATATTTGAGGCCAACCGGCTGCAATTCGCAAGCAATGCCACAAAGACAAACATTATAAAAGAGCTTATGCCGTTAGGTTTATTTACTATAAACCAGGCATTAGACATATTAAACCTACCACCGGTAGAGGACGGCGACAGAAGATTACAGACCTTAAATGTAGTAAATGCAGAAAAGGCCGACCAATACCAGCTTAACCAAGGGGAGGGGAAAGAATGAAAGAATTAAGAATAGCAGAAATAAGAGCCGCCGAACCGGCAGGCGAAAGCGGCCTTGTATTGACAGGGAGGCCGGTAGTATACGACCAGCCAACCACAATAAAAGATGTATTTGGGGAATACACCGAGGTTATAAGGGCCGGGGCTTTAGATGGGGCCGACCTATCGGACATAAGGTTACTTTATAACCATGATACAAGTAAAGTACCATTGGCCCGTACACCTAAAACAATGCGGTTTAGTTTAGACCCGGCAGGGTTGACAATGACCGCAGAGTTACCCGACACCGAGGAAGGAAGAAGCGTTTATACGGCAGTAAAACGGGGAGACCTTTCCGGCATGAGTTTTGCGTTCAAAGTACCAGAGGGCGGCAGCACCTTTGACGCAAAGACGAATACCAGGACAATAACCAAAATTGAAAAGGTTTATGAGTTTTCAATAGTACCATTTCCGGCCTATCCTCAAACGAGCGTAGAAGCCAGGGCAGCTATTGAAAGCACATGGGCCAAGCTTAAAGCCCCAGAGAGGGCGGCAGCTAAAATTAAAGTTAATCAAATACTGAAAAGGAGTGTATAGATTATGAAGTTTAAGACCGTAGCGGAAGCTTTTAACCATTATAGAAATTGCAGTTTAGCAGAGATTGAGAAGAGGGCCGCAGAAATAGGCCAGCTCATAGACACAGACCCAAACGCCGACATAGCAAGCCTCAATATTGAACTTGACGGCTTGAAAGAGGCAAAAGCAAATATTGAGCAGAGAAGCCAGAACCCAGGAACAGGCTTTAAGCCTATAACCGGCACAAGCTTTGAAACCAGGGCAAGCTATGAAGCAACAACCGGCGATGTATTCGCAAGCCCGGAGTATAGAAGCGCATTTTTCAAAAACCTTTTAGGGCAGCAGCTTACAGCCGTTGAGGACGCAGCTTTTAAGCGTGCTATGGACATTGTGAAGGCTGAAAAGAGGGCCGACCAGTTTAACACCGTAACGAGCGCAGCGGCAGTATTGCCAACCCAGACCTTAAACGAGGTTGTTAAAAAGGCCCGTACTATGGGCGGCTTAATATCGGTATGCAGAAGCTTTAATTTACCGACAAAGATAGCCGTACCCGTAGGAACACCGGCCAATAAAGCAAATTGGCACACTGAAGGCCAGGCCGTTGAAAGCGAAAAGAATACAGTAGCAACCGTATCCTTTGCCGGATATGAAATTATTAAAATATTCTCCATTAGTGCAGCAGCAAGGAGAATGAGCATTTCAGCCTTTGAAAGTTACATGATAGATGAGCTTAACGCTTGCGTAATGGAATGTATTGCCGACGCTTTGGTAAACGGTACCGGAGAAGGACAGGGAACAGGCCTTGAAAGCATTACCTGGACAAAAGACACCAACGCCATTGAGTACGCCAACGGATCCATTCCGACCTATGCAGACTTTACAAAGGCAATGGCATTGCTTAAGAGAGGCTACAGCCAGGGCGCAAAATGGGCCATGAATAACGCAACT